CGTAGATATCTTTGCTGGTCGTATTAAGGACTGGAAGCAAGTTGGGTGTGCTGCTGGTAAGATGAATGTTGTTCATCGTTCTGACGGTTCTGGAACCACCTTTGCTTTCACTAACTCTCTGGATGCCTTTGGGGGATGGACTGTTGGTGTTGGTAAGTCCGTCAAGTGGCCTGTTGGTGTCGGTGGTAAAGGCAACGAAGGTGTTGCTGGAAACATTCGTCAAACTGCAGGCGCAATTGGTTATGTGAATACTGGATTTGTAAAAGCAAACAAACTGCAAGCAGCAGCAGTTCAAAACAAGGCAGGGCAGTTTGTTCTCCCTACTGCCAAATCTGGTGCTATTGCCCTGAACAGTATTACTCTTGATGGTAACCTTGCAGGAGAAAATCCTAATCCTTCTGCTGCTGGTGCTTATCCTATCTCTACTTTGACTTGGATTCTTGCCTATAAGAGTGGTAATGGTGCCAAGGCAGATGATATTCAGAAGGCACTCAACTATGCCCTGAGTGCAAAGGCACAAATGATTGCCGATGATCTGGGTTATGTTCCTCTCGCAGGAAGCATTCTTAACAAATCAAGACTTGCTGTGAAGCGTATCGGAAACTGATATAGATATGGGGGATTGACAAAATCCCCCTTCTATTGTATTATTAAAAATAAAATGAAAATCAACCTCTGGTATTGTAATAATATGAATCAGTGGCGTTGGACTTTAACCGATGATCACCGTCCCATAATTAAACAAGAATCTGGTCAAAGTGAAAATCTACGTGATGCTATGAATGATGTGGCAAACACTGTAGAGTATATGTTAAGTCAATCCTAATTTTTAGGGCGAATAGCTCAGCGGTAGTAGCGTCTCCTTTACACGGAGGATGTCGGGGGTTCGAATCCCTCTTCGCCCATTTTATAAATACTTGAAAGTATTGCGGTATAATGGAAAAATTATACAAACTTGTTAGTGATGCTCAGGCATCACTATTTGTTCTATTTCATAAAACTTGGGTTTACCATTGGCACGTTGTTGGGGAAGATTTCCAGCAACTTCATACTCTTTTTGGTGAGCAATATGAAACCATGTTTGGTGAGGTAGATCGTATCTCTGAACACATGAGATACTTGAATATCAAACCAATCAGCACTCTTTCCAGAACCACCGAAGTTTCAAGAGTGGAACAGGCATCAAATAGCGCCCAGGATATCGATGCTATTGGAATGGTTAAACAACTTCATGATGATAATAAAAGTTTCATAGAACTCCTCTCAGAGGTCTCTGAGGAAGCTGAATCACAGAAATCATATGCAACTGCAAATTTAGTACAAGATTTGATGGAATCTCACGGTAAGTTTGTTTGGATGCTTCGTTCATTTACGGAAAAGTAAGTTATTATTCTTAAAGATGGAAAATTTAAAAATCAGATGCCGTTCATGTAATAATGAATTAGAGGGGCATTCTAGTAAAACTGTTTGTTGCGGTTGCCCAAACATGGCAACAATTCGTGGTGGAGTTATCTCTGCAGATGACTTATCGAAGGTTGTAATGTTAAATGCCGTAAATAATAAAAATAAAACGAGCATTCTAAGTAATGAAGATATTGCATGGCAAGAAGCAAGAAGGCAGCGTAAAGTTAAAAAATTAAACTTTGAAATACGTTAAAAAATATTTAAAACATTTTTTTGGAAATCAACACAAAGTTGACAACTTGAAAATACTGATTATCATAATTAGTATTATTCAACTTAAAACTCTATGGATCAGCACACCTACGACAACTGGGTGAAGATCAAGCAGACTTTTGAGAAGTCTGGTAACACTAATAATATGTTTTACACTAGAGCATGTGAAATAGTTAAAACAAAAAGAGATCCATTAGCAAAGTTTCTTAATAGCGAAAAATGAGAATCAAAGACGAACACTTTCGGAAGAGGGCGTTTATTTTAAGTTCTTTCAGTAGATTGAAAATAATTCTTGATACGAATGTTTATAGATTTGCCGATAAACTTATTAATGAAGAATGGACTCCTCCATTGACGAGTCTTGATGATGTAGACGTAGAGATTAGAAACAACTATTATGATTTTTTACAAAATGGATAAAGAAGAAATTCAACAAATGATTGACCAGTCCATTGCAAAGGCGATGGATAAGCATAATAAAACAGCATCAGTCATTAGTGCTTCTATTGGTGCCGTATTGTTATTCTTTTATGCTCACGGGCTTTTATCTGTAGTTAATAATTTAAAATAGAGGATAATGACATATCAAGTTATTCAGGGAGTTTTTGCAATGATGATTGTGATGTTCATCTTATATGTTGGAAGTGGGGAGCACCGTTGAAACTTTGTTAAATAATTGCGTAGTATTTTATAAGTCATTTTTTTCTTGACAGGAGCACCAGTTCTTGGTATAATACACACATACAACCGGGTTTAGCGCAGTTTGGTAGCGCATCTGCTTTGGGAGCAGAGGGTCGGGGGTTCGAATCCCTCAACTCGGATTACCAGTTCCGAAACTGGTACACTTGACAGAAAACTTTCCAACCCTTATAATACTAAGGCAAACAACGCAAAACAATGTCTCTGATTCAAAAGTTTAAGAAAGATGTTAGCACTCTTCGTCTTGCTGCTAACGGGGAATTCTACCTTGATGTAAAGAATCCGAAACTTTATAAAAAGGTTCGCCGCTTCTATGAAAATGAAGGGGTTGTATTTTCAGGTGACCCCCTTGATGATTACGAAATTCTTATGGAATACGTTGCCCAAGATCTAGAAACTGTTGAAGTATGATGATTCAACCTAAAGTTCTTCTTGAAAAAGAAAACTATCGATTTGTGGAAAGGGGTATTATTGAACTCAATGGTAAACCCGATTATCGTCTCCAGAAAAAAGATTTCTATACAAAACGATGGAACGACATCTATTTGTTTGATAATCAAATGCAGTGTTTGACTGCTATGGAAGACTTTAATTATGCCAAATGGTTGGATCCTGATAGAGTTCCTTGTTACATTAAGGATGATGATGAAGACACGGATGGTCTATAACAGCACTGGTCGGGAACCCCCCCTCAGTCACGGAGAGACTCTAAAAGCACTGGTGGAGTCAAATATGACCCTAATTAGGTTTCTTGCTTTCCCAAAAAGCAAGTGGTGCGGATGGGACTCTCTCCCGCCTGGTTTCCAATTTCCAGTAAAAAATTGGTGGCGAGCCTGCATACCTAAACGGAATCCAGAGAGGTTGCATAAACCTCTCTTTTTTTGTATAATAGTAGAAAGTAGTTTTTTATATGAAAATAGGATTTAATTGTAGTTGCTTTGATCTTTTTCATGCTGGGCACGTTACTATGCTCAAAATGGAGAAGGAAATGTGTGATTACTTAAAGGTGGCACTTCAAGTCGATCCAACTATTGATAGACCTGGATTAAAAAATAAACCAGTTCAATCCATTTATGAAAGATATGTTCAGGTGCAGGCATGTAAATATGTGGATGAGATTCTTGTTTATGACACGGAAGCAGACCTTCTTAATTTAATTAAGACTCAAACTTTTCACGTTAGATTTCTAAGTGAAGAGTATAAGGATATTGATTTTACTGGAAAGCAATACTGCATTGATAATGATATTGAAATTCATTATCACCTAAGAAGACATCAATTCTCTACCACAGAACTTAGAAACAGAGTTTATGACCTAGAGAAAGCAAAACGGGAAGAGAAAAATATTACTGATATTAAGCAATATGCACCAGAACTTTTAGAAAAATACGGTCAAAAATGAGCATACTAGTTACAGGCGGCGCTGGATTTATTGGAAGTAATTTACTCCATCATTTGGATGAATCTTTCGATGATGAGATTATTTGTATTGATAAATTAACCTATGCTGCGGATTGGCACAATATTCCAGATTCTGTAAGATTTTACACTACAGATATTGTTGATGAACATAATTGTGAGTATATCTTTAAGAAGTACAAACCATCTGTAGTTTTTCATCTTGCTGCAGAGAGTCATGTTGATAATTCTATTAAAGATTGTTCAAATTTTATCAGCAGTAATATCATTGGAACAGTTAATCTTTTGAACCTAGCAGTTAAGTATCAAGTAGAAAAATTCATTCATATCTCTACTGATGAGGTTTATGGATCTGTTGATGATGGGTACTTTACTGAAAAATCAAATTATGATCCTAGAAATCCTTACTCCGCTTCCAAGGCATCGAGTGAACATTTTGTAATGGCATACCACAATACTTATCAACTTCCAGTCATAATTACAAATTGTTCAAATAATTATGGACCTAGGCAGCATACTGAAAAGATGATTGCCAAGGCAATTACCAATTTATTATCTGGAAAAAAAGTTCCTGTTTATGGTGATGGTAAGCAGATTCGTGATTGGTTATATGTTCAGGATCATTGTGAAGCACTAGTTGACATTTTGCACCGTGGGAGAATTGGTCAAAAATATAATATTGGTGGAGAATTTGAAATTAAGAATATTGATTTAATACGGATGATTCTAGACCGTATGAATATGAAAGAAAATATGATAGAATATGTAGAAGACAGACCTGGACACGACCGCCGATATTCTACTGATATTACTAAAATTCGACACGAATTAAAATGGTCTCCTAGATTTGATATAGATAAAGGATTAGATAAAACTATTGCTTGGTATTGCGAAAGACATGATAACAATTGATTACTTACCTCATGCCAGACCAATTGAGTATTGGCGTTTAACATCACATTTTCTGAATAATATTAAACCAGAAAATAAGAAAAAAATTAAAGTTAATATCCTAGCTACAAATGATGAACCTTGGTTAGACTATCTTGATCCTGATATTGCTGCTCAGGTTATTATCTTCCCTTACAATGGAAATTATCTTGCCAAGGCAAAGTTGGCTAGTAAGGATGAAAATCCATATTCAATAAAGTTGGATGAAGATTGCTTTATGAGTAATCATGTTTGGGATTATTTTATTGAAAATATTCATATTTTAGATGACCCAGACGTTCTATTATTATCTCCCCTGGTTTCCACCAATATTCCTCTAGTAGATGAATTTATCAATTCATTTATTGATGATGAGAAAGTTAAAAATAAATTGCATGAATTATTTTTAAATCGTTTAATGCCCAATAATCTTTGGGGAGTTGATTATACATCATTGAACAAATATACTCTTGAGGCAAACGAATGGAATCCTGAGGAATATTATAATGGAGTATCTAATATTAATCACTATTATCGTGGGATTCATCCTGTTCGTATTTCTGTAGAAGCACAACTTCTTTTGAGTGAATATGTTCTGAATAACATGGATAAGTTCTTGGCAAAGAATGAATATTCACTGAAAGAATTTAATAGACCATATTTCACTAACAATATCTTTGCCTTTAAAACTTCAGATTGGAGAAAAATCTTACAACTTCCAAATGATGGGTTTGATGAAGTTCCTTTGAGTGAATACAAAAACGCTCATAATAAAAAGTGTTATTACATTGATAATGGATTCTGTGTTCATCCAATGTATAATACAGTGTTTGGATTCAATCCAGAATTTAATATTGGTATGAATAATGGACTTGAAAAGGAGATAGAAATTGTAAATCAATTTGTTGAGAAAATTTTATGAAAAGAGCACTAATCACAGGTATCACGGGTCAAGACGGATCTTATCTTGCTGAACTTCTCCTAGAAAAGGGATATGAAGTTCATGGCATTATTCGTCGTGCCTCTCAAATCAATACACAAAGAATTGATCACATTTATGACCAAATTAAATTACATTATGGTGACCTGACGGATTCCACAAATGTAGTGAGAGTCATTCAATTGGTTCAACCAGATGAAATTTATAATCTCGGTGCTCAGAGTCACGTAAAGGTATCCTTTGAGATGCCTGAATACACTGCTGATGTCGATGGTGTGGGAACCCTCCGTATTCTTGAGGCTGTGCGTCTCCTGGGCATGGAGGGGCATGTACGCATCTATCAGGCGTCTACCAGTGAGTTGTATGGTCTTGTTCAGGAAACTCCCCAGAGTGAAACTACTCCTTTCTATCCCCGCTCTCCTTATGGTGTAGCAAAGATTTATGGTTATTGGATTACAAAGAATTATCGTGAATCATATGACATGTATGCTTGCACGGGGATTCTTTTTAATCACGAATCTCCTCGTCGTGGTGAGACCTTCGTTACTCGCAAAATTGTTCGTGGACTTTCGCATATTTCTTGTGGATTGCAAGACGTTCTGCAACTTGGTAATTTGAATGCAAAACGTGACTGGGGACACGCCAAGGACTTTGTAGAAGCAATGTGGTTGATGCTTCAACAAGATGAAGCAGATGATTATGTGATTGCTACAGGTAAGCAATATTCAGTTAGGGAATTTGTGGAAGAAGCAGCACCTTACTTTGGTATGAAAATTATATGGGAAGGTGAAGGTATTGAAGAAAGGGGAATTGACAAATACACTGGTAGAACGATTGTTAAAGTCAATGCTAAATATTTTCGACCTGCTGAAGTGGAAACTTTATTGGGTGATGCCTCCAAGGCAAAGAAGCAATTAGGTTGGGAACCTAAAACTTCTTTTAAACAATTAGTTGAGGATATGTGTATCAATGGACAGTGATTCTAGAGTATTAGTTGCTGGTGCCAACGGGATGGTTGGATCTGCAATTGTCAGAAATCTTGAAATTAAAGGATATACTAACATCATCAAAGGAACTCGTGATGATGTAGATTTTACAAATCAAGATGAGACGGAAAGATATTTTTGTTCCGAAGAACCCGAATATGTTTTTGTTGCTGCTGCTAAGGTTGGTGGCATTATGGCGAATAGTAATTATAAGGCAGATTTTTTGACTGAGAATCTCCAAATTCAAACTAATCTTATCCAACAATCCTATAATTTTGGAGTAAAGAAACTTCTGTTTCTTGGTTCTTCCTGCATCTACCCTAAGTTTGCTACTCAACCAATCACTGAAGACCAGTTGATGACTGGTGCTCTAGAACCAACAAATGATGCCTATGCAATTGCCAAGATTGCTGGTATCATGATGTGTCAGGCATATCGTCAGCAGTACGGGTTTAATGCCATCTCATTGATGCCCACAAACCTTTATGGTATTAATGATAATTTTAATTTAGAGACCTCACACGTCCTTCCAGCGATGATTGCGAAGTTTCATGCTGCATTATCCCATAGTGAATACTATGAAGTTAAATTGTGGGGTGATGGTTCTGCAATGAGAGAGTTTCTTCACGTTGATGACCTTGCAGAAGCCTGCTATGTTTGTATGCAACAATATAATGAATCAGACCATATTAATGTTGGTACTGGGGAGGATGTAACTATTAAAGAATTGGCAGAAACTATTGCCAATATAGTTGGGTATACCCGTGATATTAATTGGGACACGACAAAACCAAATGGAACTCCAAGAAAAGTTTTAAACGTCGATAAAATTAAATCACTTGGATGGGAACCAAAAATTAGTCTTTGTGAAGGTATTGAAAAAACTTACGAATGGTACAAATCAAATGGATGAAACTGTCTTAAAACCTTGGGGTTCTTATACCAATCTTCTTGATGAAAGTTATACCAAAGTTAAAAAAATAGTTATTAATCCTGGTGAATCCCCCAGTTATCAATATCATTTTAAAAGAAGTGAAATCTGGATAGTTGTAAAGGGAACTGCTGAGGTAAAAATTGATGATGTTATTATGCAGCATCATGTTGGAGACATCATTAAAATTCCAGTGCAAGCAGCGCATCAGATTACTAACATTGGTGATGATGAATTGATTTTTGTTGAGGTTCAGTTAGGTGAATACTTTGGTGAAGATGATATTGTAAGATTGGAGGATAAGTATGGCAGAGTATAAAGTATTACTTACCACAAGTGGTCTTGGATCTAGACTTGGTAATCTGACTAAGTTTACAAATAAAAGTTTGGTTAGGGTAGGAAATAAACCTGTTATTTCCCACATTATTGAAAGTTATCCTGGGGATGTTGAGTTTGTTGTAACTCTGGGGCATTATGGGACTCATGTAAAACAATATCTAACACTTGCACATTCTGATCGTGCAATTCAGTTTGTTGAAGTTGATAATTATATGGGGGAGGGTAGTAGCCTACTCTACTCCATTTCTCTGTGTGAAGAGTATTTGCAGTGCCCTTTTATTTTTCATGCTTGTGATACTATCTTACCTAAAAATTATATTTCTGGCATAGATTTTTCTACGAATTGGTCTATTGGTGGTAAGGGTGATAATAGTCAGTCCTATAGAACAATTAATTGTGTCAATGGAAAAATCGCGGCAATCAATGAAAAGGGTGAACAAAATTTTGATTTTGTTTATGTGGGTGTTTCTGGTATTGAGCAGTATGCAGTATTTTGGGATGCTTGTAGAAGCACTCTCAAAACTGTAAATGTCAGTGATTTAAGTGATTGTCACGTTATTAGAAAGATGAATGATTTTTCTGTTGTGGCAATTGATGAGTGGTATGATATCGGAAATATTGATTCTCTTAAAGTAACTCGCTCAAAGATTAAAGGAACAATTCATGTTCTCGATAAAGAAGATGAGAACATTTTTATGTTCGATGAGTTTGTAATTAAGTTTTTCTATAATAAAAAAGTATGCTATGATAGAGTTTTAAGAACTCAAAATCTTCAAGGATTAGTTCCTGTTCTATTGGGGAGTTCTGAAAACTTTTATAAGTATAGTTATGTTGAAGGAGATCTTCTTGCTGATGTAGTTGATTTGAATAAGTTTGCTAATTTATTGAATTGGTCAGCGCAAAATTTATGGATTCCTAAAGAAGATTCTTCATATGATGATAATGCCCTTTCTTTTTATAAAGATAAAACAATTCTAAGGATTGAAAAATTTTTAGAAAAATATAATATAGTTGATGGCGATGACTACATTAATGGTATGCATATTCCATCTATTAGTGAACTTATAGGGCAGATAGACTTTCAATCCATTATAGGAACGTTCCCGAGTGGATTTCAT